TGAGTTGCGAGTTCAGCTGCTTCAGTTTTAGCAAGAACAACTTCTGCTTTCGCAAGAACTAAATCAGCATCTATCTTATCACATACAGCTTGAGTTTCATCTAATTCTGTTATAATCTTAGCTGCAGCCGTATTCACAGCTCCTTCAGTATCGGTCTCACCTAAATCAAGAAGTGCAGTAGATTTGTCAATCTCTACACTACCCTCAACAATTACATTGTCAACCTTATCAAATTCTGTACTTGCTTCTACTATAATTTCATCTACTTTATCTAATTCGGTATTTATAGCATCACATGCAGTTTCAAAGTCACCTGCATTATCTGTTTGCGTCGCTATCTCAGCTGCCTCTGTTTTAGCTATATCTATTTCTGCTTTGGCTGTGGCTATTCTGGTACTAGCACTCGCTAATGCAGTTCTAACATCTGATACATTAGTGACTGCATTATCAGCTTGTGTATTTATTAAATCTAAAACAGTATCAATCTTGCCGTCATCAGCCTCGCCCTCAGCCTGTGCCGCTTCCAATACCCCGGCATCAAACTGTCCATTGGCAAGTTCTACAGCAGTATTAATTCTTCCAGCAGCAGTTGCAATAGCGGCTGTTGCAGTATCTATAGAACTATCAACTAACGTGGCAGCTTCAGCTAATTCAGCAGTAGCCTTATCTAACTCTGCATTATCATTGACACCTTCAGCAGCCATCTTATCTACTTCTGCATTTGCAGATGCTATTTCAGTTGATGCACTTGATACAGCCGTTACAGCACTATCAATTTGCGTGTTAACTAAATCACACACAGCCTGAGTTTCATCAAGCTCAGTATTAATAGCAGTAAGAGCAGTAGTAATATCAGAATTAGATGATTTGTCACCTAAAACATTCTGCAATGCTTTTACGGATGCGTATAAAGGAACTAAATATTCAGCTTCATCTGGAAATACTGATATTGCCGAATCTCCGTAAGCCACTGATGGATATTGGACTTCTGAATATGTAACAGAACCCCCAATAGGTAAAACATCCAATGAGTTATTTTCAACATAAAATACAGGGTCTGTAATGGTAGCATAATTCATATCCTCATTATCTGAAAAACGCCCTTTCTGCAAAGCATCGACTTTTCTGCACGGCTGATTAATATCACCGTCACTTCTAAATACACGAAGAACTTTACCAGTATTCAATGTATCTGCAGTACCAGATGTGAAAGACTGTGAGGATGCACATAAATCTACCAGATTAGCTGGCAATACATTTATAACTTCTTTAGCGCCATCCGTAAGAAATTGAGTTAACTCGGTTTGAGTTGGAGCACTGCTACCATCTATTGAAATGCTTGTTAAACCTTCTACCTGAGCTTCAAAAGTCGCCATTACGTACTCGCTACAAAAACTTCAACATTGACTGCGTTAGAGCCGGGTTGAACCACAAGACTATCTAAATCTACAAGGTTTGTCACTAAACCAGCGGCATCATCATCAGCCCCTATACCATCTTCAGGCGAACCCATAATAAAACTTTTACCAGCTTCCATTAGAATAGTAGCTGACATATCAGCACCAGAATCATCTTCACCAACATCTATCTGCAAACTCAATTTTACACTGTTAGAACTATCTAAATTAGTTACTCTAATATATTTTACATCTTGAACATCTAAAGCCGAATCATAAGCAACAGCCCCACTTACATTTCCTACAGAACTTCTAAATCTAGCCACAGTAGTTTCATTGTTAGCTGGGCATGATACTATTCTTTTAAATATCTCATCAATACTTGAAATCTCCAAAACTCTCTTAGAGCTATAGTCTTGATTATCAAGTATAATATCTTCTTGTATTTTAACTTTTAATGTTCCAGCCATTATCGTTCCCTATTACATTTATATTTTTTCCAGCTTTGAGTATAGTCTTAAACATTGCCTCTTATCGTTCCCCCTCGGGCTTCGATATCCTCACCCATAGTTGTTTCACTAAACTCAATCTGGTCTTTTCTTATAGCTGTAGCAAAGCCGCCGTCTCTGATAATCAGATTCGTAACATACATTGGCTTGCGAGCACGTTTACCGCAATGTCTGCAATAGAACCAACCTTCCGTATTGGGGTGGTCACAGTGTTGGCAGTTCATTACGCCCTGCCAACAACCGTTGTTAGTATTCTATCACCAGCTAATTGAGTATGAGTAATGGATAGAACTTTATTAATAGTCGAATCCAAAGTGGCAATATAATCTTTAACATCTCTTGCCATCGTACCTGTATCAACAGTTTCAATACCGGGGTTACCGGAATGAATGAATACTTTTACTTTTACATTATCATATACAGCCATTCTATCTCCAATTTAAATTTTTGAGGATGTTCGGGGACTGCCTTTTATTGACAGCCCCCACAGAATCCAAATCTGTTTACCCTTATTTATTCAGGTTTAGCTTATAGTAATGTGCGCAACATCATGTGCTACTGCATTAGCGTAGAAATATACGCCATCACAAAACAACTCACATTTATCGCCAAGTTGTGAACCACTAATGAATACTATTTCGTCAACTGCTGTTGAATCTGTGGAAGAACCTGCTCCACCATCTCCACCAGAAGTATATCCAACTATAGTATCTTCATCTGTATTATTAGCTATTGTAACTGCGTTACTACCAATATCTACATTAATGAATGTTACATTCCAACCTGCACCTGCTGTAGCTGCTAAAGGTAGAGTAATTTCGTATGCACCACTATCTTGGTCAATACCAAATACTTTTCCTGAATCCGCAGCGGTCAGCGTACGGGCAACTGTGATAACCTCATACTTGTTAGCAATATCACTAACACCACTATTTTGTTCTAAATAAGCACTTCTCATTGTTCATTACCCCCTATTAAGCGTATGATTCAAAGTTTAGTAGAGCATGAGCTTCAGGAAGAGACACTTCAAGACCTGATTCTGTAAGAATCATATCTTTCCGTAAGTCTTCGTCAGCTGCCTGAACATTTGTCTGAATGCTTGTATCTCTGTTTACACCATTTCCAACAAGTGGACGGTAAGCCACATTATCAAGGTCTACAAGACACATGAATGGAGCGGCGTTGCCCCTAAACAATGGTTCCTTAACCAAGGTTAAGTCTCCATGAATAGTGTTAAGCTTCATCACTTTATGTCCATACGAACCATCTTCTTGAGCCATCAAAGGATGACTGACGTGATAGGCAGAGGACAAGAAAGTATTAGAAGAACCTAACTTGTTGAAATAGGATATTACAGGAAGTGAACATAGAGCAAGTTTTGAAGAGCTTCCTCCACGAGCGGGGTCAAATATAACCTCAAGGTCTTTTAGTAACACATCATACGTAGATTCACTATCAACACGTGTGGAAAAATAGCCCTTGTCTTCTGCATAAGACATTTGCGTAGTTCCCCCCACAACCTGTGACTGTGAGTTTTTAATGATGTGTCCAACAATACCATCGGTGTAATTGATTCCACCAACAGAGCAACTCATGCCAAAAAGCATGGCTCTTTCAATGTCCACTTTATGTTCGCGAAGCTTCAGGTTCCAAATCCTATCCCATTCACTTGAATAACCACGATAATGCGTGGCCCTTGCGGTATTAGTCAGTTCACATGCAGTTTTAAAAATCTGCGTGTAAGCTGAACCATTATCAAGTTCACGAGACCAAGAATCGGGAGAACCAGAACCTTCTTCGAATGCACTTCCGATAACTGTACATTTGTCACCATCTACACCGCCAGTAGTACTGCCGGATGCAGCGTCAATTGTACGACCAGTAAAGGTGGTTTCTGTACCTGTATCTACTGGAGCACTTTCAATTCTTACAACTGCCCATTCGGGCTCATTTGTAGAACCGTTAGTTTCTCCTACAGTAAAAACCATACCCTTGATAAGCCAATCAACAGATGCACCAGAACCGTCATCAACGGTATACGCAAGAGTACTGCCCTGCGCTGGAACAGTATGAGTAGCATCAAGAGCAAAGCTCCTGTCTGTCATTTGAATCTTATTTCGGTCTTTTAACCATCGGAATTGCGGGTCATCCGTTGGAACTTTTGCAACCTTGGACAGGTAGACAAAGAACGGAGACTCTTCAGGTGCTAAATCAGCGATTCTATCACTGAAATTATATAACCTTCTAGAGTGAACCGTGCTGTCAATCGCTGCACCGGGGTCACCAAATTTCAACGGGCCGGGGTTATTATATGTTGCCATATTTTATACCCTCCCTTTTTTAATTAAAGTACACTATTTCGGCTCCCAGCCGCAACTACTCGGTCCCACACCTTTTTATCTTCGGTTTTAGGAGAACTTGTTGGCCCTCCCTGTAGAACACCAGCCGTGCGCGGCTGCTCTTTTGCGGATTGAACCGCTTGAGCCGTATCGGAAACGTTACCAGATTTGTTAACGTCTCGATATAATTTAACCAGATTCGATAAACCAACCTGTTCTTTGGGCTGTGTAACAAACTGCATAAACCTTTGAACGTCTCCATCTGTAAATTTATACGTATTACGAAGCTCATTAACTGTATTGTTGTATGTTATCTCTTCGGTCATCTGTCTTTTCTGCTCACCCAAAGCTGAATTCACTATCCCTTTCACATTTTGCATTTCTTGAGTCATGCGAAACCTGTAAGATGGTGATTCAGGATTGTAATAAGCTTCCCAAGGGTTAAAGTCCTGTTCGCTTAACGCGTTTTGACTATTTGGTTGAGCTGGCTGTTGAGGATTTGACAATCCATCTTGCAGTGTTTGTACGAGGTCTGGTCTTGATTCCAATAAATCACCCAGAGGTTCAAGGCGTTGAAGCTTTGAATTATCTGATTGTGATTTATCATACATGGACTGGAACTTTTTAGCTTCCAGTTCCCAATCTGTTGCCGGAACCGTTTCGCTAATAACTTCCTGTTCGGGTGCTGAAAAATCAACAGATTCTCCAGAAACCGGTTCTTCAGTTATCGGACCTTCCCGTACTACTTCCCGCACGATATCCATATCGGTTACCTCAATATCGCCAGTGTCTTGTGTTGCCTGTGTCTGTGTTACGTCCATTTTATCTGTCCCTTCAGATGTCTCTTAAGCTTCTGGAGTTGAACTAGCTTCTTTTGATACATTTGCTAATTTCTCCGCTTCGAGCTTCACCTTATTTTGTAGATTATTTAGTTGAACTCTCCTGTCAGATTTGGCGTCTGATGCAATATCTGCGAGTCGAGATTTAAATTTCTCAACCTCAACCCGTTTTCTATCATGCACAGACTCCCTCTGGGCTGTCTGGAGGTCTCCCTCCAAATTCTTAATTTGTTCCTGCATCGCCTGAACCTGCTGCATTAACTGCTGCCTCTCCTCTGTGCGACGCAAGATACCTTCTTTATCAAATATTTCTGGATTCTTTTTCAATACTTCCACCTTGTCTACAATACCCATCTGGTAAGCTTCCATATATACCCCGAGTTCCGCCCATTTATTAGTGGGCAATGTAGAACCGGGTTCTATGCGTAAATCATGCTGACCGAGATTGTGACGTTCTTTTTTAATATCAAGGATGGCGCCAATCTTATCATCATAGTAGTTTGCCATAACTTCTGTAATATCGTTATTAGCCTGCACCAGCCTGAATATTTTCTTATATGTATAATGTCCTTTAGAAAGATTGTATATAACTTTACCAAGCCTGTTAATACTAAATTCAATATCGCGCAGTTTAGACTTGGGGCGTTCTGTTCCAAGCGCAATCATGCGTTCCGTACCTTTTACTGTTTCCGGCGCCTTTTCAGCAAACCCGTGCATCATTTCAGGTAAACCAAAAGTAAAGTCAATATAAAACTCACACTGCTGTATTAGTTTATAAAATTCACCTGCTAACGGCTGGGGTGCTGGAAAATGCGGCTCACCCTGCGAACTGTCAACCTCTATAACGGCATTTGGGTTAGCCCAATCCCGTTCCAGTTGACCAACATCTTCAACACTGCCGAGGGGAACCAGTAGCTTTAGTCCCGCTGACGCCTGCGCGTGTGATAGTGCCAGTGACCATAACTTGTTTAATAAACGCTGCATGGGGCGGGCTCTGGAAACGTCTGACTTGGGATATGGTGTCTCTGTCCATATGTTAGGCATTGGGATAATTGGATAATGCTCTGTATTTAAGATTGATTCATAAAGCACTATCTGACCAATAGATGCACAAACCTTTATACGTGACTGTTCTATTGGTATAACTTCATATTGTCCTGCCTCGACACGCTGTTGGTTGTCCTCAATAAAACCAATATATTCCTCCTCGCTTAATATAACCTCTTCACCACTTTGCATATCCAATACACGATAAAACTTTACCCTTATCTTAAAAAATCTTTCCAAAACCTGATACTTCTGTCTCTCGAAATAATCTGAACTGTCAACTTCAGCAGGTGTGAATACCTTACGCATGTTCTTATTCTGCGAACTTGGATAATCCTCATCTATATAAGTATCCAAATCCTGAATAAGTCCATCCTCTTCCTCGCCGCTCTCCTCATTCTCATGGGAACCAAGTTCTGGATACAAGCTTACCACCTGTTCACCAGTCAATATTGTAGACAGTATCACGCCTTCAGCGTCATCATACCAGCGGTTACGTGTAGCTGGCGGCACATAAACTCTGAAAGGATTTACACAATTAAATTTTACATCACCTCTGCCAAAATCTGATTCCGGGTCAATATAAACATACAAATAACCCATACCTGTCGTAGCATAGTCATGGATAGCCTGTTTTAACTGGGCATCTCCACTTGAGTTTTCCCATACATAGCTAACAATATCCCGCCATAATGAAGCAGCTTTTACATCTGAATCCTCTCTAGGGGTAATTGTAAATGCCGGGGGACGAGAGGTTAAAACAGCTTTAAACTTTTCAATTGCCGGGCCAATCCTGTCCATAGGCACATCAGCCTGATTTCTGGAGCGTAAGTCATCTATCTCATCAGAACTAAAATGATTTCCAAGAAAGAAATCAATATCATAACGTGCCTCTGTATCCCAATCAGCTCTTGAATCTCTCCAACGACGGTATAATTCTTGGTTATGCTCTGCTCTCTGGTCTGTTTCTAATACCATTATTCTGGCTCATTTTCTAATCTT